TAGAATGTAAATTTAACCTATGTATACTAGAATGTAGAATGTAGAATGTAAATTTAACCTATGTATACTAGAATGTAGAATGTAGAATGTAAATTTAACCTATGTATACTAGAATGTAAATTTAACCTATGTATACACGCAAAAACCAACAACCCGCAAAAAATGCAGAAACCGATATAATATTTTTTAAAACCAAAAATCAACCAAAAGAAAGAGAAGCTCATGTATACTAAAATCAAACAGTGGTTCAACGCGCAACAACACATTGTGACAGTAGCGCTAGCGGTGTTGGTGTAATGGAGGTTACTACGCGCCCACCCGTAGACCCAGAGAATAAGGGGCAAGTGCACTTGCCCGAGCTGTTGGCGATGCCACCAAAGATGTTGCCGATGGTGACGGGGTTTAATGACTATCGGTATTTTCTAGGAGAAGGCGGACGAGGAAGCGGTAAGACACATAGCGTTGCGCGGTTCCTATCGTACCTTGCGAGTCAGTATAAGCTGCGGATTGTGTGTGGGCGGGAGACGCAGAACAGTATTGAGGATAGTGTGTACACGGTGTTGAAGGATTTGATTGAGCAGTATAGTCTGCCTTTTGAGGTGCAAGCACGGAAAATAACGCACTTGATTACAGGGAGTACGTTTACTTTTAAGGGGTTTAGAGAACAAGGAAGCGTGAGCATTAAAGGGCTGGAGGGCGTGGATATATTGTGGATTGATGAAGCGCAGTCGGTGACAGAGCTTACATTGCAGACTTTGATACCTACGATACGGAAGAACAAAGCACGGTTGTTTTTCACGATGAACAGGTTTATGCGGGATGATGCGGTGTATAATTTTCTCGAGGGGCGACCCGATACGATGCAGGTGCATATTGATTATTTCGAGAATCCGTTCTGTCCGCAAGCGATTAAGATTGAGGCCGATACGATGAAGGCAAAAAGTATTAAGGAGTATAATCATATTTACCTCGGGACACCGCTCGACGGCGCGAGTGACTACTTGTTTAACTACGCCAAGCTAGAACAGGCAGTGGATATGCAGACGTTTGGTACGACGCAGTTCCCTGCAACCGCACTCGGGATTGACTTTGCAGCGCATGGGGACGACCAGTGTGTAGCTACACTTATTTCGAGACATACAAACCAACACTGGGTGCTGGACGAGCAGCTGCCGTGGGACGAGCCTGACGCCATGGTCAGTACGGGCAAGATAACGGACATGATTGGGCGGATAAAGCCGACCGCTGCGATACTGGACGTGGGGGGTATGGGGCACGTGGTGTACAACAGGTTGACCGAAGTGGGAGTGAATATCCAGCGGTTCGACGGGGCGAGCATTGAGGGCGTGGACAATAAGCACTATGTCAACGCACGAGCACACGGGTATTACCTGTTGAGTGAGTGGTTTGACCAAGGGTTCCTGAGCATACCGAGCCACCACAGGCAGGTGCTTAAAGAGTTGAAGAAGATTCGCATGAAGTTCCGTAGCGATGGCAGACGCCTGTTACAGCCTAAGGTTGATATGAAGCGCGAGCTAGGGTTTTCACCAGACTATGCAGATAGCTTAATGATGGCGGTTTGGGCAGCTGTGAACTTCGTAGGCACGGCTGACGGACAACTGGTAGGAATCGGGCACTCAGGGGGCAAGATACAGCGCAAGTCATCACATAGGCAACGCAACGGCCGCGCACAGCGACGGTGATATTTAAGGGTTGCCACAGATAGCAGGTGCGTGGTATATTGATTAAATATATATAATAAAGGATGTACATCATGGGAAATGTTTTTAGTGCCATTTTCGGAGGCAGCAAGAAGCCCACGGTCGATACCTCGGCAGCTGACGCGGTCGAAGCGGATAAGAAACGCAAGCGGCGTTCAAAGGTCGCACTGACGTCAACCGACGGTGGAGTGACTGGTGAGGAGTTGCAGACAGGTCAAGTGACCAGTGGTAGCGGTACGTTATACGGAAATTAAGGGAACAGTATGGGTCACTTATTTAATGGGCTGCTTAAAATGGGCGGCAAAGGTAAATTGCCTATCCAGCAAGTCGCTAAGAAGCGCGTAGAGTTGGGTAAGAAACAACTCAGCGTGCTCAACACGAAGGCCAATACATGACCGCCAAACCCACCGATTTTGTAAACGTTCGCTCCCTATATGAGGAGCTGCGTGTCACACGCGACCAAGTTAAACCGTTGTGGGATGACATCGGGAGCTTCGTCGGCATCAACACCAATACGGAGTACCCATACACGCGTGGTCGTGAGAATAAGAGCGACCAACTGGACAACCAAGTAGACGACCCAACCGCAGCAATTAGCGTAAACCAAGCAGGCGACTACATGACTGGCATCATGTGGGGCACAGGCGATGGCGTGGTGCGCGTTAAGCCGAGTCGCTACGTCACCGAGCTGGTGGACGCAGAGACGATCAAAGAATACTACGACTTCGTGAGCGACCAATTTTCGTACCACATGAACCACAGCGACGCAGGTTACCAAACTGCGCTACGTCCGTATGCTTACGACCAGTTCGCCTTTGGTACCAGTGGCATCGGTATCTTCCCCAACAAAGCATTTTTAGAGGGCGTAGAGGACAATGCGCTTGTCTGTCGCAGCTACGGCGTAGATAATATTGTCATTGATACGGGCAAAAGCGGTCAGGTGGAGTATGTCTTCGCGACTTACTACTGGCGTGTGAACCGCATTATCGGCGAGTTTTGCATGGAGGGCGGCGTGTTGGACGAAGAGAAGTTCGCAGAGATGCCTAAAGCAATTCAAGAGGCGTACAAGAAAAACACTATCAACGACCGCTTTGAAATTGTGTTTGGAATGATGCCTCGCGCAGACTACAGCCCTAAATACGCGGGTAAACGCGGCACACGTTACCGTGGAGTGTGGTTCTGCCCTGACAGCAACATGCAAGGCAACAACAAGTTTTTCCTCGAAGAAGGCTTCAAAGAGCGCCCCATCAACATCGCACGGATGATTGTCGTCCGTGGGGATGCTTGGGGACGTGCCAGCGGCACTATGCTCATGTCATCTATTCGCGCAGTGAACTACATGGTCGGTACCAGCATTGAGGTCATCGAGAAGATGGCTGACCCCGCCCTCGGTATTTTCTCAAATGCTGTATTCGGCGACGACGTGTTGGACACCAGCCCTACAGGTCTCACAGTTTTCAACAACACGTTAGCGGGTGGTCAAGACCCAACTTTCAAACTATACGACGTGGGCGACCCCTCCGCCATCATCAATTTCCTCGTGCCTTACCTCAACGAAAAAATCACGACAGCGTTCAAAGTCGATGCACTTTTGGACTTTGCCAGTGAAAAAGAGATGACTGCTACGGAAAGCATGCAACGGTATGTTATTCGTGGGCAATCTCTCTCAGGTATTTTAACCCAACAGAAGAACGAGCGCCTCGTACCAGACAGCCGCCGCGGGCTTTCAGTCCTCCTCGGCATGGGGCTCCTCGGCACAGACCCCAACACTGACGCTGCTCGTGCGCAAGAGCTGCGCGGTAACAACCGCGGAGAGCGCGTTATCCCAGACGCAGTGCTCCAAGCAATGGAAGCGGGTAAACCTTGGTTTGAACTAGAGTTCAACAACGAGCTTGAAAAACTTACACGGACAGAACGTGTTCAGAACCTCTTACAACTGTTTAACATCATTGCCAGTGTGGCGCAGGTCTACCCAGAAATCGTATCTGCGATTGACTGGTACGAGTACGTGAGCGATGCAGTGCGCGACCTCAACATCGGTGGTAAAGTGTTCCTGACGAAGAGCAAGTTTAACGACGCGCTCCAACAGATGGTAGAGCAGCGGCAAGCAGAGTCAGCTATGATGCAGCAGCAAGCCGCAGCGAGTACCGCTAAGGACGCAACGCAAGCAGGCAAGAACCAAGCACAGGCTACCGACAATGCCTAACCACGCACCCGACATGACCATTGACGCGCAATCTGCGATACAGCGGATGGCAGAGGCAAACAAACGCAAAGAGCAAGCGCGCGAAGTCATCATCGAAAAAGAAGATGAATGGCGCAGCGCCATCAATAGAATTTTAGCAACCAACGACGGAAAACTTATGGCTAAGTACATGGTTAAATACGTCGGATTGTACGCCGTCGATAATACGGTCGACGCTGCGAGGTTGCTAGAAAAGCGAGCACAACGTAACCTTTGGTTAGAGTTGTTCCGTAAATATCTCGACCCAGACGTTCTAGTCTTGGTCGAAAATCAAAGATAGGAATACTACCATGCAAGACAGCGCACCCCCAGTGGATACTGCGCCTGCGGCACCAATAGGTAACGAAGGCACAGGTAAAGAAGGCACAAGTAAAGAAACTCTGATTGATAACGAGATTCCAATAACTCCAACAGAACTACCCCCAGAACCAACAGGCGATACCCCTCCCCCCGAAGAAGGTACACCAGAAGCACCCGCAAAGGGCGAGTTTAAAATACCCGACGCGTATCAAGTAAAAGAACTTCAAGACGGGAAAAAACAAAACGCTTGGGTTGAGAAGGTTAAAAACGTCGACGACTTATGGAAAACCGCGGCTAACGCGCAGCAACTCCTTGGACGTCGCCACCCAACACCTGACTTCGAGACCGCCACTCCGCAAGAGGTTGAGCAGTATTTTAACGACGTGCGACCAGAAGCACCAGATGCATACACGTTCAAAACTTCTGACGACTACCAAGAGTCAGGGCTAGAAGGCGCGTTCGGCGAGTTGCTACACCAGACAGGAATAACTAAGTTCCAAGGTAACAAACTCATCGAGGGGTACCAAGCGCTTGAAAACGCCAAGCGCGCGGAGCTATTCGACGCTGACAGTTTCCTAGACAGCATGGAACAATCTTTTGGTAACGGGTACGAGATGAAGACAGCACAAGCGAAAGCGGTTATCGAGGCCAACTTAAACGCTGAACAAAAGGCGCAGTTGGAGGGTATCCCGAATCAGTTCCTAAAAACAGTTTACGAACTAGCGCACAATATGCAGAAGTCATACGGCATCGAGGATACGGGAAAAGGCGGCGAGCATCGAGTAGGTAACGTGGCACCAGTAAGCGTCGACCAGAAGCGGGCGGATTTACGTAAACAAATCACCGAGCTGAGTGCGAAACCCTACCACACCGCGGACGATAAGCAGGCGCTCATCGACCAACTTCACAAAACATATACTAAATAGGATATAATATCATGACTAAACAACACAAAAACGCATTGAAGGTGACTATCTCTGGCTCGTATTTAACGGGTAAAAAAGAACACGTGGACTTCGAAAGTCTCGTAGGTTACATTCCTTTCTGTGAAGAAGAACAGGCTACCGCCATGACGCGTAAACGCTACGCAGTTATGTGGCTTACGTTGAGTAAGGACTACCCAGAAAAAGTTATGGAGACACGGGAGTGCTTCATCGATAAGATGGAAGAAGTTGACCACGAGTTTTCGTTCATCAACAAAAGTATCATGACACTGGACTACGAAGAGCTACAGGACTTAGCAACAGCCAAAGACCTGCGCGCCGTTCCGCTGTACAAAGTCAGTGGGTTACGCCACGGCCGAACGCTTGCCTATGTCGAGTTTGCTAACAAAGTCTTAGGATGGGATGTAGACTACCGCGCGGAAGGGTTTAATATCATGGAACAACCCGATATTTTCATAGACGCGGAATCTGAGCGCAACATTCAGAAAACCATCACGAACGACGAGATGATTAGCATGGAGCAAGACAACGTGACAAACGCACCCACCAAGAAAGTCCTGTCTCGACCACAACTGGAAGCACTGGCCGCGAAGAAAAATATTACTTTTAACCCAGCTATTAAAGATGGGAAGTTACAAGAGAAAATATTCAACGCGTAACAAAACACTTGTCTGTATCCACATCATGTAGTAATGTACTTTTGTGGATACCTTCTACCGAAGCCCATGTTCTCATAGGTTAGCCACCTAAACGGTAGAAAACCCCTGTTTGGGATACTTTTCGAAAAAAGTAAAAACATATATTAACCAAACGGGAGTTTAGACAATGAGTTCTAACATTATTAGCCCAAGCATCGACCAAGGTGCGCTTGAAATGTTTCAGGATAATTTCCATGAAATGGCTCAGCAATCAAAATCAAAATTGGTCGGCGCAGGCATTTTCAAGTTTTTACCATCAAAAGGTAAAACACATCACTACGCACGTATCGGACGCCTTAACCTAGTTGAAGTCGAAGGACGTAACCCAAACAAACAATACGGCGATTACGCACTAGATAACCGCCAGTTCAGCAAGCGCCGCTTCACACGTACTATTACTGTAGACGCGAAGCACGATATGAACGAACTACTTAAAGACCCAACCAGCAATATCATCTCTGAGCTAGATAAAGCTAAAGAGCGTGTTGTAGACCGTATCGGATTATCAGCAGCTGTGGGTTCTGTTCTCACTGGCGCGCCTGACGCAGCACCTACGACAACAACCGCGGCGCAAGATGGTGTCATCACTGTTGACGCATCGGCTGGAGTAACGTACGCCAAGGTTCTCGAAGTAACAGAGAACTACATCAACAACGACCTCGACGAAAGTGATTTCGAAGGCGCGTGTTGGGCGATTACTGGTACAGAACATACCGATTTGATGAATGAAGATAAGTTCATCAACAACGACTACATGAATGACAAACCTGTGGCAGCAGGTCAGATGAACCGTGCAGGACTTTACCGTCTTAAAAAGTTTGCTGGCTCTAAAACTGGGGGCATTACTGTAACCAATCCAATCGTACCAGAAGGCGCTACTTTGCGCTCTTGCGCGGTTATGGCTCCAGAGAGCGTTGTTATGTCAATGGAACTTAACAAAATGGGCGTAGAGAAATCTGCGACTAAAGTTAACTCATACGACATCACCATCGACTTTTGGATTAACGCTATGCGTACCGAAGGTGCACGGGTTCAAATCGTATCAACAACAATCTAGGAGTAACAAGATATGACTACAATTTACAACCAAGGGAAAGTTGCTAAACCCAACGACCCATTCTATACAGTTGGTAAGTGCCTTACTACTGTACAGGCTCGTCACCTTGTTGATGTTTCAGAAAACACCAACGGCGACATTTACGTACTCGCGGAGAGCTTGTCTTATGCTACTCGCGTACACCGTATCGTGTCTGCAACCACAACAGGCGCGCTGACTGCTGCGACTAACAATGACATCGGTTTCTACCGTAAAGACGCCGACGGCGTGTTGGTAGCCATCGATGCGGACATCCTAATCGATGGCGCTAACTATGCTAGTGGTATCGCACTCGGGACAGACCTATTGTCTGGCTTGTCTGCTGCGGACGCCGTTAAATCTATCGGTGAATTGCTCGGCTTAGGTGTCGACCAAGAACCATCAGGTGGAGTTGTACTCGCTTTGACTATGAATACCAAAGCGACTACCCAAGACCGCACATTGGACTTTGACGTGCTTATCGAACAAGCGACTCGCTAGTTCACGCTACAACGGAATAGGGCGGCTGTAATAGGTCGCTCAATTTTCAAACAAAAAGAAAGACGTTATTATGGCGGTTACAGGTAAAAACGACATCTGCAACATGGCGATAGGACACATGGGCAACTATGGCACCATCAATAACATAGACGACCCTTCGTCGACCAAAGAGACAACATTTGCCTTATGGTATGATGATGCTCTCGAAGCAACCCTCCGACTTTCCATTCCCAATTTTGCACGTTCGCGGCGTATTGTTTCTAAACGCGCGACAGCCCCCGCATTTGGGTACACGTATGCATATGAGTACCCCGCTGACTGCGTCAAAGTATTAGGTTTCGGCGACATCGACGCCAAAGACCGTAGTTATACCGTAGAGGGTGAAGACATCCTCATGGACGAGGACTACCCAGACGGGCTACAGTTGCGCTTTATCAGCAACGCAACCGACGTTAGCAAGATGACGTCCACCTTTAAAATTTTATTCAGTTGGGTACTCGCGAGCTACACAGCGATGTCAATCACCCAGAAGCGCCCCATCATGCAGGACATCGAGAAGAAGCTCCCAATGAAGATACTCGAGTTGTCGGGAGCTGATGCACAAGAAAACCCTCCTATTCGCAAGAGTGTATCTAAGTTTAAACAAGCTAGATACTCAAACCCTGTACGGAATAACGCTAAGAAATGACCGTAAACGCAATCACCACGTACAACAACTTCGCGCGAGCGCAGTTGGATTTAGATATGGACGGGCGCTTCGACTTGCCGATTTACCGCTCGGGTACAAAGACGTTTAGAAATTGTATTTCTAACTTCAAAGGAAACGCCATGTTCCGTACAGGGTTTCAAAGCATGGTCACCTTTCAAGACTGCGCACTTATTGAGTTTAAGTTCTCACAAAACCAAAACTATATATTAGTGCTATACGCTAACACCATACGGTTCTTGTCCTACGACTTAAGTGGCGCGTTCGGATGGGTGTTAGACGGCGGGGCATCTATTTTGGAAGTCACGACACCTTACTCACTCGCCGAGTCAAAAGAAATCGCTAAGACGAAAGCGTTCACGCAAAACTTTGACAGCATGGTCATAACCCACCCGTCGCATGTAGCGTACGAGTTGCAACGCATTGCCGCAAACGACTTCTCTTTTTCTCCGCACTCACGCCACGGCGACCCGTTTGGGTTGACGTTCGCGGGTACGCAGGGGATAACGGCGATTTCCAAAGCAACGCATGCCCAAATAACAATCGTCGCCCACGGGTATGTGGCAGGCGACTCGTTCAGGATAGCGGCGGTCACCGGCATGACAGAAATCAACGGGTTCACCGTTGGGGTTATAAGTGTGCTGAACGCTGACAATGTAATTGTTTCGTTAAACACTGCGCGCAAAGACAGCGCGGGAGATGACATATTCACCACATACGTATCAGGGGGCACAGGGGAAAAGGTACTGACAAGTGACAACCCCAAGACCGCACTGTACTACAAAAGTCGGTTGTACTTCGGCGGAAGCGTGGCAGAGATAACGACTGTGTGGGGAAGCGCGGCAGGTGATTATAGTGAGTTCGAAATCCCAGACCCTATTGTGGCCGACAGCCCTCTTAAATTCACCATCGCAGAACTCACATCACAAATTGAGTGGATGTTTAAGGGGCAAAACAGTTTAATCGTCGGAACAAATAACCAAGTGGTCGCGGTCAACGGAGGGAGTGTGGACGTTCCTATCGACGCGGAAAGCATTGATGTCACCACAACCGACGCAACAGGTGCCAGCGCCGCTGAGCCACTAGCGAAAGATGGATTTATATTTTACACGAGTAACGACGGACGCAACTTGATGTACTTTAAGTATGACTTGCTCTCTGAGCAGTTTGTGGCGGCGGACACCAACGCAGTATCATACGACATAACTAGGAACAACATTACTAAAGTGCGTTTTGTTAAAGATAAGGACGATTTAATCTGGTGCTTGAAAGGCAACGGAGACATCCTTACACTAAACTTTAACGAAAAAGAAAACATTGTTGGGTGGCACCCACACGACACCCAAGGGACTTTTGAAGACATCGCACAAATATCCGACAATGACGGCGTTGAACAACTGTTCACGCTCACTCAGCGTTTCGGCTCATTTTACATAGAGTTGGCCGCAAAACCAATCGAGTTTTCTCGTCGACAAGACTTCTTCACCGCGGGGGGGATACCACGGGAAGACATTGCTTTGCTACAGGCAGCGGAAGAAGCCGATGATGAGGCGTACTATCGCACTATCGCGGAAGAGTTACGTGGCAGTGTACACGTCGATAACGCTTCGTTGTTTTCTGACCGTCGCGACGTACAGATAACATACGACAGCGGCACAGGTGAGGTTACCGCGGGGTCGTCTTCTTTTGTGTCAGGGGACGTGGGCAAGCACATTGCATTACGTACCGCGACAGGATACGAAAGCGGGAGGTATGAAATCACCGCGTACAACAGCGTCACCAACGTAGACGTGATTGTTTTGCAAGAACCAACAGACCTCACATGGAGCGATTGGTACATGTCATTTTCAACCGTTAGTGGCCTTTCGCAGTACAACGGCCAAACAGTGGGCATAGTTGCAGATGGAGGTTACTTAGACGACTTCGAAGTAAGCGGAGGCACCGTAGACCTTGGGCAAGAAGCGACAAGTATTGTCGTCGGGTACACGTACCGTGGAGTGATTCAGTCTTTCGTATTAGGTTTTCAGGTGCAGGCAGAAAATACGCAAGGCACGTTTAAAAACGTAAGCCGATGCGGTATTCGTTTTCATAATTCCGCGGGAGTACGGTTTGGTTCAACGGAGTATTTGACTGACCCTGCGCAGACGCTAACTCAAACAGACTTAAACTACTTACCACCACTACCGATGAACGGCACCCGCTTTGTCGATTTCGTAGACGACCATGACGTAGATAAAGAGTTTGTTATCGTGCAGGATATCCCGCTACCTATGACCATCTCCGCAGTGCTGCTTGAAGGGGCGTACGCGGTAACATTATGATGTTTAGAAAATACACCCCAGATGATTTAGTAGAGTTTCAGCCGAACGAATTTAGCTCCCCTGACGTCGCTCGGGACGCCTTTGAAAACGGGCGATACAAAAAGTTTACGTTAGACGACAATGGGCACGTAGCAGCGATGGTGTTGTTCGCACAAACTAACGAAAAAGATAATATATGGGGAGGGTTCCTCATGGTGTCAGACTACTTTAAAGCGCGACACGCAGCGGCGACACGCAAGTTTATAGAAACTAAGATTACCGAATATAAGCCCACCGAATTGTGGACTGTTAGTTTAGCAGATGACAAGCTCTCTCGGTGGCACGCGTTCTTGAAACTACAGATAACAGGACAGATAGACGTCAACGGAAAATTGTGCGATATTTGGAGTCGAACATGGGAATAGAAACAGCAATACTCATCGGAATAACAGCGTTCAAAGTTGACCAAAAAATGCGTGAGGGTAAACGCCAAGCCGCGGCCGTCGTGGAAAAAGCCAATTTAGAGAGCGCCAACCAGTCTAAGACGATTCAACGTCGTGCTGCTAAAACTAAAGTATCGTTTTTAAACTCAGGGTTAGAAGTAAGTGGTTCCGTTGCGCTAGGACTTGACGGCATATTCGACGCAGGACTTGAAGACCTTCGACGCACCGCGGACACCGCGAACAAGAACGCTAAAAACATTTTGTCTTCCGCTCGTTCAGCAGCGTTGATGAAAATTGCAGGAATGGGCGCTACTTTAATAGGCGGAGGCATAAGCGGAGGAATAACAGGGAGTAGTACAGGAAGTGCTGCACCTGCGTTTACCCCCATCAACTCCTCGGCAGGGTCGTTCGGGTCGGTTGCCATAGGCGGGTCAGCACCCAGCAGTGCACCCATTTCACTGAATAGTTTTAGAGGGTTATAATGTGGCAAATCGTGATTTAAGCACCTTGAATAAAGTAACAAGTGTCGCACAGCCCAAAGTTGACAGCGGCGTGCTAGAGGCTGCGGCGAGTGTCGCCAAAGACTGGGTTGTATCTAGCCAGAAAGCAAAGGTAACTCAAAACGTATCTGGCTTACAATCAGACTTGGTCGCGATGGATAAAGCATTCCGTGTAGACAACGAAGGCGACCCTTTCAACGCAGAGGCAAACGCGGTGTACAAAGAGAAACGTGGGGAGCTTGTAGAGAAATACAGCGCTGACATATCCCCCTTCTTCCGTCGGGACTTTGTAACTGCCGCTAGCGGGGTCACAGGGCGTTCAGATGTCGCGAACCAAACGTGGCAGTACACTCAATCGCAAAGCAATATCGCAACGTCGATAAACAGCAGCATGAAAACGGACTTTAACCAAGCACTCGTAGATGGGTCAAGTTTTGGTACGTCAGGGGATATTGACTTCGCAGAAAGCATGGGGCGTTTTTCCGAGAGCTACAAACGGTTGAATGATTTCGGCACAGAAAATTTAGGGGAAGAGACTACTGCCGAAATGTTGGAAGACTATCGTGAAGACTACATTAAGTCTTTCGTGTCTGGCGTTGCTGACGTCAACCCAGACAAGGCATTGACACTGTTAAGTACCGATGAAGTTAAAAAAGAGTTTTCCGACGGGGAACAATACTTGAAATTTAAACGCAGTGTCGAGGTGCGCTCCGAGCGCACAGCACGCGCATCAAAAGCAAAAGAGAAATCTGCTTCTCTCGCAGCGACCAACGCTCTTGCACGTAACTCCGCAGGGATGAGTTACACAGAACTACAACAGAACTTCGAGAAAGCAGGGATGTCTCCTACTGCGCAGAACTTTTTCAACGAAGTCAACGGGTTTGCGCGAACAAAACGCAAACTCACCACGGAAGAAAAGACGAACACTAAAAACAAATTTAACATATTGTTCGCCGATTTTGTGCGTAACGATAGCATCACGCCAGATAATATGGCGGTCATGCAGGACGGCGTGTATGACGCTATGTCAAAAAACATCCTAACTAAAAACGAAGGCTTTGGGTTGCTCAACCAGATACTTGACCCACTTATTGCTAAACAGACAGAGCGCGCAGACCAGTTCGAAGCAGGGGAATGGAATCCTTTTGAGGAGAACTTAGGACTAGATACCTTCGACCAAGAAGCAAGCGTGATTATGGGTAACACAGGAAGCAACGGGACGAAGCCCACCAAGCAGCAAGAGTTTAACGCTAAGAACAATTACAACTTCATGTTGGGCATATACGTGCAGTCACTCGGGCAAGAAGCCGCCGCGCGGAACACAACGGTGTCTGGGCTGTCGAGCTTGACATACGAAGAGGAGACTAAAGTGTACAACAAAGCGCTAAACAAGGCTAAGTCTGCGTTTAACCAAAAAATGTTCGGGCGCAATGATGTGAATGGTATCGTTCGGCCAGTGCAACCTAAGGTGCCCGTTGGTCAAACCATGGCTGACGCCAGTACAGGGAACTTGTATCGTTTCAGAGGAGGCGACCCTAGCGTACAGTCTAACTGGGAGATTGTTAAATAATGAAACCTTGGGAACAAAACTTTAACGCGGTATCCGATGGTGTTCCGTGGGAGACGAACTCGTTCAACAAAACGACATATGCGCCCATGAACCCCGCCGAGGGGGAGACCAGCGAGAAATTGTTACTCGAACAGTCAGGCGAAACAGTGGACGCGCCGCTAGGCAGCGCAAACTTTTTCGCCACGGTGCAAAACGACGACGTATTTGACGCACCCTCTACAGTGTTCAAAGAGTCGAATGCCGCGATGGAGAAGCAAGCAGCGTACATCGCTTTTGTGGCTAACGCGTATGGCCTTATAGCAGACGACGAGATTCACGAGTTTATAGCTAGTCGTAGCAGGGCACTCGCCAGCGCGCAACGCCGGCAACCTGAGTACGCAAAACAATTTAGTTCAGAATGGGAAAACGCAGATGGCTTCTTTGAAGGCATGGCAGCTATTGTGGGCAACCCGCGGGGGCTTGGTAGACAAGTTATCACCCAGTCTGCCAACTCTATGATTCCGATATTGACCACGTTCGGGGGCGCGGTGGCAGGTACCGCCGTAGCGGGTCCCTTCGGAGGTGTAGCAGGTGGGGCAGCTGGGAGCCTTGTCGGAGGGAGTATCGTCGAAATAGGCGCGGTAATCGACCAATTAGCCCAAGAAGCAGGATACGACACCAGTGACCCAAATCAGGTGCTTGCGCTGTTGCAGAACGACCAGTTGATGGCGGGTATTCGAACACAAGCGGAGCGCAAAGGGATAACTACAGCGGCAGTAGACTCACTGTTTCAAGTAGTGGGGGGACGCTTCTTGCGTGCCGCGTCTAAAACAGGGGCAACTGGAGTTAAAAAAACCGCAGTGGGCGCGGTCGACGTAGCTATACAGTCCGCGGGAGAAGGCATCGGAGAAGCAGCGGGGCAACTGGCTGGCTTCGGAAAGATTGATGTAAAAGACGCCATTCTGGAAAGCATAACGGGGCTAGGGCAATCAGTTGCTCAGACCGCCATAGGCGCGTCTGTAGGTACTTCAGGTAACGTGGCAGGCGTCGCCTTGAAAAAAGCTAAACAAGTCATAAATCGCACCGATAACGCGACCATCCAAAGCGAGGCGGACATAAAGGCTGCCTTCGCGAAAATGGACGCACTCGAACAACAAGTCAGCAGCAAAACGGCAGAACAGCTTCTTGCGCAAGACGCGCAATCCGACACGAATACACAACAGCCTACGAGACGTGACCCCGTAAATTATGCAGGCTACGATGTTGTCGCAGCGAACACTAAAGATTTTGACAAAACTGTCTTTAATATCGTGACGAAGGATAAAAAGGTCGGAGAGATTAAAGTAAAAATAAACCCAGAGAACAAAACATTGCGTATCTTAAACGTGGACGTGAAAGAAGATTCTCGACGCAGCGGCGCGGCGTACAACGCACATAAACAGGTTATCGATTCCGCGTTGGATAATGGGTATGTGGTGGAGAGTGACACAATAATAAGCGCCGATGCTAAGGGGCTATACAGGAAGTTAGCGCAAGATTATAAAAGTACAAAGAATCGACAAATTCCATACCGAGATGGCGGCGTCACTAGCATCAACGCAGCAGAACGAACAAAGGCGAGTAACGCTCGCCACACGGAACTAACCGCTCTTGGGAGGGATGGGGGTATCGTGAGCGTGGATAACTTAGGGGGTAAACCACTGTTCACTTTCACAGGTAACAAAATAGCAGTCAAGAAATCTGACAGCAAAACAGTCCCATTCACTCAACTTAAAGGTTTGGACGCGTCATTTGTTAAAAGCGTATCACAAGTGAAAACAGACAGCAGCGGCTTTATGTCTGGGTTAGTCGCGTCTACGGGAGACGCGATAGGGGCAGTCAGCACAGGTTTCGGCAAGGCGTTAGTACCCATATCAACTCAAATTCGCAATGTAAGTCTGAAGCTCGCTTTTCGTTTGCGCAAGTACGAGTTTGAAGTGAAAACACAAACAATGAGCGATAACGCAACCATCAACCCCTTCTTGAAAAAGTTTGCTAACCTCGACGGGGACACACAAACGGCGTTGGACTACGCCATGAAAAACAGTGATGTAAAAGCGGTTAAAGTTATAGCAGAGGCCAACAACATGGTCGCCGAAGTTCAAGCTGTACGTGATTTACTAGATGATTTGTACACCCGTGCAAAAGCTGTGCAAGTAGACGTTGAGTATCGTGCGTTCTTCTTCCCACGTCGCGTGCGGGACATGGAAGGACTCATGTCAGCCATTCACAAGACAGAGACGTGGACAGTTTTACAGGCCGCTGTAGCCGCTAAGGAAAGCAAAACAGGTAAGAAAGTAACTGACGAAGAGCGCGTACAGATTATCGATTCGTTGCTACGCGGACATAAAGTAGAGAATATTTCACTGGCCAAAAAAGGGATACATAAAGACCGTAGTATCGAGCAGCTACCTCCAGAACTATCCAAATACTATGACACGTCGAATAAGGCTTTGCTGACGTACATTGGTGTTGCGAACGACAGCATTGCGACATCTCGCCTCTTCGGCCGAGGTATAGACATCCACGGGAACACCGACAACGGCGACAGCATAGGTACTCTTGTTTCTGAGTTAGCAGCCAAACAGGATATAACCCCGAAGCAGGCTCGTATTGTCAGCGAGGCGCTCAACGCGAGGTTTAACGAAGGCCGCACAGGGGCATTTCTATTTGGTGTCCGAGACTTAATATACGTCGACGTTATGGGTTCGCCACTAAATGCAATTACTCAATTTGGTGACTTAGCGACATCCATATATAACGCAGGTATCGTGAATTCCTTCACTACATTACCTATGGCGGTCATGAACAAAGGGGAATTAAACTTAACCGATATTGGTATGGACAAAATCGCTCAAGAGTTTGATAACGGCGCTATGACAAGCAAAATGGTTGAGAAGACGTTTGCGTTGACAGGCCTCACCAAAATTGACAAAATAGGTAAGTTGACGCTTGTAAACTCTACCCTCAAAAAATACCGAGCGATGGCAAAAAAGAAAAAGTTAAATCAGGATTTCGTGCAACAACTAGAGGCCATGTTTGAAGAAGACGCTGGACAAGTCTTGCAAGATTTAAAAAATGGAGTTATGTCTGAAGATATTAAATTCTTAGCGTTTAACACTCTTTTGGACTTCCAACCTGTCGCGAAGAGTGAGATGCCTCAATACTACCTGACGTCTGGTAATATGAAACTTGCGTATGTACTGAAATCGTTCACAATTAAACAAATAGATGCTTACCGCCGAGAAGGTACATCTAAAATATATGACGGTGTACGCACGAAAAATCCTAAACTCGTACTACAAGGTATAACTAACTTTGCGAGACTGTATTCTCTGTATGTTGTCATGGGCGCCTCGGCTGACTTTATGAAGGATATGTTGCGTAGCGCGTTTGGCGGAGATGAAATGGAAGAGCCAGAGGCATACGTTCTTGATAATATGTGGAAAGCCATTGGGTTCAGTAGATACCAAAAAGATATGTTGCATCGTGATGGCCTATCCCAATCCGCGTTTGACTTAGTAATACCTCCCACAAAGTTTATAGATAACTTAGAGAAAGACATTAAGAAATTCCAAAAAGACGGGCTCACGATCACGAACGCTAGGTCAATACGCTCGGTACCCCTTGGCGGTGAGCTGTACTACTTTTGGTTTGACGAATACGACGAATCCACATACAATGGCAACAAAGTTAGTTTTAGGTAGAATATATGTTAAAACTGCGCAACGTAAGGTGACAAAACATGAGCATATCCGACAACTACGCTCCCACCCGCCAGCTAGGTAATGGCGCTACAACTATTTTCACATCCACATGGGACGCGCTAAACGTCTCGTTTGTTAAAGTTTATTTTGAAGATGTTACTACAGGTTCGCAGACGTTGCAGTCCTCAGGATTCACAGTAGCTATTACTTCGACCCAAGTTACCGTCACCTTCTCTGTCGCTCCCACTAGCGCCAATTACGTTATTACAACGCGGGAAGTGACCCGAGACCAAACGGTACCTTTCCGTACTTCAAAAGGATTTCAAGGCGCTAACACAGAGAGTGCGTATGACAAACTAACTGCCATCGCCCAAGAGCAACAAAACGAGCTAGGCCGTGGGTTGGCCTTCCCCCTTGGTAGTTCATTCACAGGAACTATCGGACAGAATCCAGTAGACGACGCTATTCTAGCGTGGGATGGTACATCTGGTAACACCAAAAACGGTGTATCCGTGGCCAGTGTCGCAACGGACAAAGCAGCCGCAGAGGCGGCAGCAACAGCCGCCGCGTTGAGTGAGACTAACGCTGCTTCATCCGCCTCATCCGCTTCAGCGTCTGCCAGCACAGCAAGCACAGCCGCCGCCGCCGCTTCAAGCTCAGCTACCGCGGCGGCAGGGTCGGCCAGCACAGCTTCAACTTCTGCTTCCGCAGCATCTTCTTCCGCCACAGCCTCAGCTGCGAGTGAAACAGCAGCTGTAGCCGCGGAGGGAACGGCAGCAACAGCAGCAACCAATGCTGCTAGTTCAGAGACAAACGCAGCTACAAGTGAGACCAATGCCGCGGACTCCGCGAGTGCAGCTGCTACGAGTGAGACCAATGCTGCTACGAGTGAGACTAACGCCGCGACCAGCGCGACAGCTGCTGCTACGAGTGAGACTAACGCCGCGACCAGCGCGACAGCTGCTGCTACTAGCGAGACTAACGCCGCGACCAGCGCGACAGCTGCTGCTGTGGCTATGATTGAGTGGCAGGGTGTTTGGAGTAGCGCAACTACTTACGCACTCAATGACGCAGTTGAGAAAGCGGGCACGTCATACATATGTATTCAGGCGCACAGCAACCAATCACCGCCAAACGTAACATACTGGGATATTCTTGCCGCGAAGGGTACCGACGGGGCGGGGGCAGGGGACTTGCTCGCAGCCAACAATCTGTCAGACCTGTCTAACGCAGCAACAGCCAGAAACAATTTGGGTATCGGAGCTGTAGGGGTGTTGAATGCTGTAAAAGCTGAAGACTTAGACTTTTCTACGTTAACCGAAACTTCAAATACACAGTCAGCAGATGGTGTTATGTTGTCTGTTGACGCGACGACTGGCGAGCCAGCCTTTATAAACATAAGTAACTTTTATAGCCAAATCATAAGTGATAACGGCATTAGCGACCTTGCTTTTAAAAGTAACATAAACAACTCTGACTGGTCAGGGACGGACTTATCCGTTGCTAACGGGGGCACAAATTCAAGCAATGCTGCTGGTGCGCGGACTAACCTAGGGATAAACGATATGGGGACACTAAACAAAGCCTCGCAAGCACAGGCCGAAGCGGGAACGTTGGACACTGTTGGTATGACGCCGTTGCGGACTAAGGAAGCCATAGACGCTTTAGCTGGTGGCTCTGAGGGCAAGGCCACCGCGTGGGTTAACTTTAACGGTACGGGCACGGTTGCAATCCGTGATAGCTTTAATGTTTCAAGTATTACTGACGATGCAACAGGGCAATACAGGATGAATTTTGCAACCGCGATGGCAAACGCTAATTATGTTGTGGCTACCAGCGGGAACGCGTCTAACAATTCGGCGGGATTCTTTCTCTCCTCGCCTGGAAACGTAAACAATAACTTAACAACAGCCGCCCGTCTAACGGGAGCAAACGCAGGGTATAGCACTTCTGACTTAGAGTTTGCTTTTGCGGTAATATTTGGAGGAAACTAAAATGAATAAACGCATCGTAGTTAAGAACGCAGACGGAACAGTGGGAATTATAATCCCAGCAAAGGGTTATGCTATAGAGGATGTGGCTAAAAAAGATGTGCCTGAAGGCCTCTCTTTTCGCATTGTAGATGTTGACGCGTTACCTGTTAGTCGGAATTGGCGCGATGCTTGGACAGACGATAAGCCCACAAAGTTGGTAGATGTAGACTTGGGCAAAGCTAAAGAAGTTCATAAAAACCTTATGGTGCAGCAAGCGGTGCTTAAAACCTCACATGATGCTTTTGGTAAACAGGATTTTGCAAAAGTTGCCAAAGAGATTGAAGACTTAAAACCCGCTGTTGACGCAGCAAAAACTTTGGACGAGCTATATAATACATTTCCAGCAAGTATCAACACGCGCAAAGACAAGCGAGGATATAAGGTGCACAAAGATGTTTAGTTTATTAGGTTTAGTGAGTTTAATTGGTGCTTTAATGAACCGTGTGCTTGGCGGGGGGCTTGACCGCTTAGACCAGTGGGATAAGCGTGTACGCTTTCTGCAAAACATTGGCGGCACTGGATTGTTTTTAATTGTGTTTTTCCTCGTGATGTTGTTTGCAGGTGCAGATAAGGTCGCGTTGACAGGGGAGGGCGTGCCTGTGTACAACCTCGCCCTGCCAGCGTTTGTTTCAGCGTCCCTCGTCACTCTTGGTATGTGGTTGGGTAGTACATGGGGTTGGGGGCGTTATGTTGGCGCTCTTGGCGGATGGGAGGATGAGCGCCCAACAGAAATGAGATATATTGATTGGCTCACAGAGAAAGCGGGGCTAACTCCACAATATGAAAAGATAAACAAAAGTGAAAAGGTGAGATATTTAAATATTGCGGCATTGCGTAAATGGGGTTTTGTGAGCGTGACTCTCCGTGGTGGTCTGTGGGGGGCGTGCGTTTCTCTTTTTACATTAAGTTTTATGCCTTTGTTTGGCGGCTTGTTTATGGGGGTTGTTTATTTAGTAGGAATTGAATTTTGCCGTAAAGTTTATAGTAACCCCAACCGTGGGTGGCCTTTAAGTGAATGGCTTTGGGGCGCATGGTTTTGGCCGTGGTGCGTACTGGCGGTAGTTTAATATGTCAGATACGGTAAATAAAACAGAAATGCAAAACATGATGCACGATCTGCTTCAAACAATTGCATCTCAAACGCAAGCGCAAAATGTAATGATGGGACAAAACAACAATGCAGCGGCAACTGGCAAAATGATTGATTTAACAACCGTGCAAAAAGATGCAGCAACTCTAGTAACAGAAGCTGATGGTATCGGGTCAAACGATAACGACACAACAATCCCCACCAGCTCAACTACAACACTAGGTATCCATAAGATAACCACGTTCACGGCTGGTTCCAATACAGTGAGTTGGAACTAACGTGAACGAAAGGGGCGTCAATAGAGAAAACACAGCGATATCTGTCGCTCGACTAGACGAGCGTGTAAAGTCGATGGATAAACACTTGGCGGAGAGTATGCTCTCAGTTAACAGCACTTTAACTACTATGTTTAGTGAGCTAACTATACTTCGCGACCTAAATCACATGATGGACTCTCACAAGAAGGAATTTAAAAAGATGGATAAGCGGATGGATAACGTCGCTGACAAAAAAGATTTTGAGAATCTCGTACATGAGGTCGACGCGGTTAAGATAACGGCCGAGAAAGCCAGCCAAGACATACATGGTACAAAAATGATAAGCCTAGGTATGTCCCTTACTGCTGGGGTTCTGGCTCCGATAGTCTACACTCTTGTGTTTTTTATATTGAAACACTATAAACCATGACAAGCAAATACAGCTGGGGTAAGCGCAGCCAAACCCACATAGACACATTACATCCTGATTTAGTGCGCGTGTTGAACCGAGCGCTATCTTACGGAGTCATCGACCTCACGGTTATAGATGGCGCTCGCTCCACCAAGAGACAGCGGCGATATTTTGCAGAAGGGCGGTCGCACATTGATGGTGTTACGCGTTTCAGTAAACATCAAATTGGCGGTAACACTGGTCGCGAGCTAGCCGCTGCGTTCGACGTAGTGCCTTTAATCCCTAACGTCGGCATCGACTGGAAAAATTCTTTCGCGTTCCACCTCGCAGCAGGCGTCATCCTTACGGCTGCTGCTGAAGAGGGTGTACACCTTCGATGGGGTGGAGACTGGGACGGCGACTTCGTCAACAAAGACCAAAATTTCCACGACTTACCACATTTTGAATTAACAACTAGAAAGAGTACATAATGCTAGCCGCCCTCGCCCCAATCGTTATAAAGACAATCTTCGATAAACTAGGCGGCAGTGCAAAAGACATCGCAAAGAAGATAGGTATCGACGAGGATGTAGTAGGCAAGGTGCTCGGCGCCACACAGCAGAACTTTGAAAACGATATGACTTTACGCAAGCAGATAGATTCACAAGTAGAGAACGCACGCCAACATGATATTGCTCTTATTCAGAATAATAGCCGCTGGGTCAACGATTTACGCGGGACTGTACGCCCTCTCATTACTCTGATTTGTGTGTTGTGGTACGTCTACTCACGAGTGAATGGTATCGCCCTCGCAACAGAGGATTATGCTGTCATCGGCGGTGTTATAGCTTTCTGGTTTGGTGTTCGCCCGTTTGAAAAACATACGTTAAAAAACCTCAGCGCAAACAAATAACCAGACCCGCCTTTCGGCGGGCTTCTTCATGCTAGTCATACTACGACGTAGGTAGTTATACCTCTTTAGCTAAGTACCCCATCATACCTCCAGGCATTGCTGTCCCGTTTGAGCTAGATACACCATATAGGCGTATGTCACTAAGGTAGGTCATGTTTGCGTTCACCTGTGCGTTTATGCCAACCACGTGTTCAGGCGGGAGTACACACGAACCAAGCAAAAACAACACTAAATACTTCACACGTCTCTGTGGTTCTTCATAGCGGCCATCAGCAAGTCTTGTATCTTGCCCTTACCTTTCAGCCGTTTCATTATGACCTCGTCAATCGTACCTTTAGACAAAATGTAGTAGATGTACACAGGGCGGTCGTATCCTGATTGTTTTTGGCGAGTGCAACCTATGCGCTCAATAATTTGTTGATGCTCTTCTAAATTCCAGTTGACTGAGAAGAACACAAGAATGTTTCCACCATGTTGTAGTGAGAGACCATGACCTGCCGACGCGGGGTGCGCGAACAACACAGGAATTTTCCCTGCGTTCCAATCCTTAATGGTCTGCGGATTTTTATCCAGTGCTCTTCCCTGCTTGAAATGTTTAAGCAATCGCTTTAAGTCACTCTTAAAATGATACGCAACGAGCACAGGCATCCCATTGGCCTCCGCAACGATGTTTTCAAGCTCTTCAAGCTTCGTGGTATGTACTTCCCTCCAGTCCTTGCTTTCATCGCCCACATAGGCGGCTCCGTTGGCCAATTGTAAACACTTCATAGTTTTGCTGGCTGCGTTCACTGCGACGATGACTTCGTTGTTTTTTACATCGGTTTCAAGCTCGGTGAACATACGTTTTTCCATCTGCTTGTATTGCGCCATAGCTTTCTTCGGCAGCGCCACCATGCGGCTGTGTTTAATCGGGTCGTCAATATCAAAGTGGTCTTTCACGTTGAGGGAAAAACACACGTCTTTCAATTTGTCTTCAATGTCTTTTTGCGCAAAAGGCATTGGCTCAAAGTTAAACCCCGTGTAGTCACGACGAAACCAGCGGTCTGTGAACGCTTTAAATGACTTGCCGAGTCGCTCCCCTCTGTCGATAAACCAACCGCACGCCCACAAATCTTTAACACCGTTCGGAGCGGGCGTCCCTGTCAACTGTATGAATCGCTTCACAGGGTGGTGCGCCACGCGTGCCAGCACTCTCGGTCGGGTAGCCCCCTGTTTTGTGCGGAAGCCTTTTAACTTCGTACTCTCGTCTGCAATGACCATCTCGAAAGGCCACTGACCATCGAATATCCGCTCGATTGTTTCTTCCAGCCATACGAGATTGTCGTAGTTTATTGTGTAAATATCCGCTGCTTTTAGTAACGCTCTGCGTCGTTTATCGGGGGAACCCGTAACTGTTGACACGGTCAGGTGGGAAAGATGTGGCCATTCCTCTACCTCGTCAGGCCACGTACTGTTCGCGACACGCAGCGGCGCTACCACCAACACCTTACCCGTTATCTCACCCAGGGTTTTTAGTATGTCGACCGCTGTAAGTACGCACACTGTTTTACCCATGCCCATCGGAACCCACAGCCCGCAACGCGGCTTCTCCATGATGTAATCAATAATGTCGTGCTGAAACGGGTGGAGTGTTTTTTCAGTCATTTATTTTCTCATACATTGAGTTTTTTGTTACGATATATTTCATATGGTTAAGGAGAGCATCAGCCTCTTCACGACTACTAATGACCATAGCTTTCACTCCGTGGTGTGTCAGCAATTCTAGCTCTCTAATCTGAGCTTTACTAACTCTACCTTCGGGCGACTTGAACTCTATGAAAACAGTTAACCCAAGCAAAGCGACAAAGCGGTCAGGCGCGCCGTTGTGGGCTACCCATTCCAATTTCCGTACCATCGCGCCGAGGTCAGTTGCCTTCTTTACAAAGTATCCTTCGATGTGTGCTTCTGGCTTACCCATTTATGGCCTCCTGTAAGCTACTGAGTTCGCCCTCTAAATCTTCTATCATCTCCTCTAACTCTTCTATTATTCCCTTATTCTCTGCGTTCCACAATAACTCGTCCAACACCTCAGCATTCACCAAAACAAACCCCGTGTTTTTTGAGGGGTCACTGTGTAACATGCCACGTTGTTTGTTGGTTTCGTTCTGCAATTCAATAATTACTATTTGGTTCAGTTCGTACATATCCTTAGTCCTTTCTATATCTATCTGCTGTAAATCCTGCCGCGGCTAGAGGGAGGCCTTCTGCCCACGGGGGCACCTCCGCCATCAACGCTGACAGAACCCTATCGTTCAACCCGAGGGACGTCGGTACCTCGGTGATAAGCTCGTCGTGTACTGTGAGTAGTATATCAAATCCACGTTGTTCAATGCGGGGCATGTTAGCCGTCATCACGTCACGTGCTACTGCTTGACAAATATTCTCAAAAATCTTTCCCCCGTAAGTTTTTATGCGCCCCCACTGGCGAGTATACTGATTGATGCCCGAGTACGTTATGGTGCCTTCCTCTGATATTTTAGGAGACGGGTAGCACAGCACGCGGCCAGATGGGAGGAGAACGCGCAACCACGCCTTCTTCATATCAAAAATAATTCGACGGGTTTTCTGCGGGGAACCTGTCTCGATGCACCGACGCATAGCGTCTTCCAGCTCGTACCAGTAGCTGGATATCTCAGGTTGTGACGCACGCCATAGTCGCTTGACCGAGTCACATGCCACGAAAACATCTTTTGTTAGCCCAAAGCGTTGAGCGTCTGTACGACTGTTATAGAAACGGGTCGCATCACTCAGAACATCTGCGGGGACATTAGGCAAAACCTTCGTAGCCATATCCGTTAAGTCGATACGATAGTTAGCCACCATAGATACAAACGCACCTACCCCACCACCATAACCGAGTGCGAGTTCCTGCACCTTACCAAGTTGACGCATCGAACCATCTCCGTTATTTTTGTTATCTACAACAGCTTCTGGTGTAGTATTGAACGAGCGGGCGTACGCGAGGGCGTACAAATCGTGTCCTTCACGTACAGCTTGTGGGTTCCCCTCTTTATCCACCCCCCAACCAAGGATATTATCGTACGCAGAAAACGCGTCAACTTTCCATTGCTCCCCTGCCAACCATGCGGCTACTCTGCCTTCGATATTAGACAAATCTGATACCACGAGTTGGTGGTGCTCCTCCGCCACAATGCACGAGCGGATACTAGAGCTCGCAAGCTTCATCACGTCGTCACTGACTAAGTCAATGCAGCCCAGTTTAAAATACGGTATCGCGGCTTCGATAACTGCCTGCTTATGTGTTGGTCGAGGGAGGTTTTGGGGTTGAAACGTACGTCCACTCCAACGCCCCGTGCGTGACGCACCACAAAACTGGAGTGTCCCTCGCAGGCGACCATCTACGTTCACCCCGTTACGTAGCTTCTTATATTTACTGGTGCTGGTAGTCGCGGTCTCTAGGCGAGTGGCGATAAGGTCGCGCGCATACTTAGGTAAACTCTCGTCGTCCATGCGGCGTTGTAGCGTGCTTTTAGTCATGTCGGGTAAACTTACACCATGTTCCGCGAGTAAGTGCAGTAAGAGTTCGTCTCGCTGTGTTGCAGACTGGACGTAGCCCTCAGTCATACGTTTGGTTTTCGCGGCCAATTTCTTCTGTACCAATGTAACAGCATCTAGTGCTCCGTCCGTCAGCTCCGTGTCGATGCGGTATCCTCTGTCGTTGATACGTTGGTCTAGGCACCACAACCCCATCTCTCCCTCGGTGCAGTTCCACTTGGGTATCTTGCGGTGAATTTCTCGCATCGCTACAACATCCTTCTTGGCGTAGTCGATGAACGCCGCCCACTCTTCTGGGTGTGTTCCCGCTGTCGCGCGGGCGAGTTTGAAACTCTTAGGTCTGGGTTTACAAAACAACATGATGAGTCTACGCCCGTCTTTACTCTTAGCTTTGTCCTCAGCGATTCCAAAAATCTTGCATAGTTTGTCTAGCCCCATAGGTAAGCCGTGCATCGCCGCGGTTACCGCGGTGTCAAAGATTCGTTCAGGTGGAACGTGAATGTTTTCCGCGTACTTCAGTATGTTGCGGTCAAACATACTGTTATGCCAAACCTGCGTGATGTCCTCGTCGTTCAACATCCTCCGTAAATCTTCGGGCATGTCGGGTTGGCACACCACGGTAGGTGAATGCAACCACTCAGAACACGCGTTTGAGATGTTAGCGCTCAGCCACTGCACATCCCCGTTTTTGGGGTCAAATTGTTCGATAGTTTCGTGCTCGCGCCATATCTGTTCGAGCATCTGTGCACGTTTGTCCTGCCCACACGGCGAAGCGTCCCACACCTTCACCTCGCCGTCGCCCAGTGCATAAGTGCAAATCATAACCGCGGCGTTTTCGGCATACTTGTATGTGCCGTTCGCGATGGGTTCCTCGCTGTAGGTTTCGGTATCTAGGTATAGGTATTGCTTAACCATATGTTATTTTCCTTTTAGTTTTAGTTTTAGTTTATCTTGCACTTCTTTATCTCTATGCGAAATAAATAATGGCAACCACAACCTAAAGCGCAAACAAAACCGCTATTGTTTTTAATGTGTGAGTGATTAAAAAGAATATAAGCACCATTACAATCAGCACTGCGCATATGATTAGCGGTATTTTATAGAAGATATCTAGTTGCTGTTTAGTCATTTCAGTAGCTTTCTTTATCGTTAAAACTCTGTGAGGCTTGGTAGCCTCTGACCTTTTTTGACTAATAGCCATCACCATCGCCAGCGCCATCGCCAGTGCCATAGCCAGCGCCAGCGCCAGCGCCATCGCCAGTGCCAGCGCCAAAGCCAGAACCGTAGCCATCGCCATAGCCATCGCCATAGCCATCGCCAGCGCCATCGCCAGTGCCAGCGCCATTGAAAGATTCTATTTTAGAACTAATTTTGTTCATGACTTTTTCCTTTCATACGTGACCTTTTTTGACTAATAGCCATAGCCATCGCCAGCGCCATCGCCAGTGCCATAGCCAGCGCCATAGCCATAGCCATCGCCAGTGCCAGCGCCAGTGCCAGAACCGTAGCCATCGCCAAAGCCATCGCCAAAGCTATAGCCAGTGCCATCGCCAGTGCCAGCGCCAGTGCCATCGCCATCGCCAGCGCCATTGCCATCGCCAAAGCCATCGCCAAAGCCAGCGCCAGCGCCATCGCCAGTGCCAGCGCCAAAGCCAGAACCGTAGCCAGTGCCATAGCCATAGCTATAGCTATAGCCAAAGCCATTGAAAGATTCTATTTTAGAACTAATTTTGTTCATGGCTCGCAAATCCTTCAATTGATTTCTGCCCGTCAGCAGAGCAAACGGTAATTGAGTAATCTTCAACAATCACTTTTTCACTCACGGCTGAACTGACTTTTGAATCCTTATGTAAGCCACTGTTTGCTATTCCCTCGTACCAAGATTGCGCCTTGTCTTTCGGTTTGTGGTAGTAGAAGCGGCGGGCGTCTTTAAGAACGATACCTGTGTCGTCTAACGCGGTGATATACCCTGAATTAATACCTTCATTGCGCGTTCTCACAATCACATACTTACCAATAAGATGGCTTCCAAGTGATGGCTTGTTAGATGTGCTCCCGCCCATAAGGCTTTGAAGCTGTTTAATGTCTCCTAGTGTTAGTGTGTCTAAGTCCATATCTATTTTCTTTCATTTTAAATTAAGGGCGGGGGTAAGACCGCGGAGGCGACTTTGAGGTCAGCCTCACACATCTGCGCTATTAACGCGACGTTTGTACGGTCGTGCACCCATGCCAGTTGTGTGAGCACCACGCCTGCCGCAAAGCAGACGAGGGCTACCGCAACGTATCCGTATTGCATTTACGCAATACCATCCATGTCATCAACTGCGTCCTCGTCGACACCTAAGTCTTCGAACTCATCTACCGTCGCAACACGTCCTGCTCCGAAGGCATCGCCGTCTTTGTAGAACTGCACACCAAGGAGTGACGCACGAATAGCGCGACCGTTGCTGTTGTCTTGCGCCCATAGGCTAACCTTAGCCATGACGTAGCATCCCGAGTAGGGTCTGCCTTCGCTCTCAGTAAGGGGCGTGCGGTCGCGGTCTACGACGGTGGGACGTTTGGTGTTCTTAGCTGCCAAAGCGTAGTGTCCTGCATAGCCATCGTAGTCACGCTTCGCGGCGCTGTCGCCATCCTGATAGCAGTTAGTGTTGGTGCTTCCGCGAGCAACTTCGAGATTCTTCTCAGCAGCTTTGCCCCATTTAGCGACCGCGACTTCCATCATCGCTGCGCGGAGTTCTTTATCTGCTTCACTGCCTTTAGGGACAAGGAAAGTAGAGCTAAACTGCGGTTTAGGTGGTTTTTCCCCAGCCTTCTGTTGGATATTTTTGTTAATGCCTGCTTCGAACAAGTTGTCGCTGAATGCGAGGCGTACGTTTTTTAAGGTTACTTCACCCATTGGTGTATTAGTTGACATGTTTAAGTGTCCTTTCTGTTTGTGTGTTGTTTGTCTATGCGAGGCCGTCGAGGTCGTCATCTAAGTTATCAAACTCATTCGCTTGAATACCTAACCTAACTTCCACTCTGGGGTCACTCGACGCAACGACAGTTAAACTACCTTTGCTCTGCTCGATAAACTCGTTAAGCTTATTCAACTTACGTGGATTCGCCTTCAGTAGTTTTAACGCAGCAGTTGGAGTGATGATGTCTTGCTTGTACATCTCGTCTTTTTTGAGACGCATAGCCTTCATCGCTTCCTCGACCTCTTCTTTATTCGTCCACTTGCGGTTGCCTTTTTTGCCTTCCACAAGCTTATATCCAACGACCATTTTACCGTCATGGAGTTCAGATGCTACGCGCTCTTGCACAGCCTTCGCCCAATCGACAATTAAGTCGGTGAATTTCATTAACTCTGCCAACTCGGTGAGCGAGCGTTGGGGCAGATTTGTAATCTCTTCAATGATGCCGCGGGTTCCTTCCGCTTCATCGAGATTGCTAAACTCTACTTTGGTATGAGTCTCTACTACATCCTCGATGATGGCAGGACAGCTGCCTTTCACCGCGCACCAGCGGCACGTCTTATACGAAGGGGACATGTGCTCACGGCTAAGGTCGGCGTCGTCAGCATCCGCAATCTTAATTGCTAGCTGTCCACGCTCCCGTAGTTTCTCACCAAAAGCACGCAGCTCATCCACAGAAATAACCCATTCGTCATAGTGATTGATACGGGGTTGGTGGATAACAATGCGTACATCAGCCACCATATCCGCTATGTCGTGTGCTGCTAGCGCGCCAAGTGCGTACGTCATGCCTTGCTCGTTATTCTCGGCGTAGACTTTGACACCTTTACCGAATTTCAAGTCGTGTACTTGGATTTCCAAGCCGTCGGCTTTAAGTACAACCACATCTGCGGTGCCGAAGCTGTTAGGTACCCCAACGATTTCAGAGAAGTCCAGTTTCTGCTCAATGAGCATATCGTCCCCTTTAACAACGTACTTGCGCACGCTGTTGAGATATTCATCTACGCTGTCGCACATATCCTCGGTAAATATGTGACCGTTTTCGGCCTCCATATCTACGTAAGCATGTGCGCTCTCGTCGTTGTTGTTGAAACATGTCTCCGCTAACTCGTGCGCGGCTGTCCCTTCGGCGGCGTAGGGGCTGCTCTCGTCGCGTCCGTACATCTTCTCGTGATTCTCACCCTCTCGCAGTGACGAGGGGCAACGAATAATGCGGTGCATCCCCGAGGGTGATAGTCTTGCGTGTTCGTCAGGCATATTACACTCCCTTCTTTTTAACTTCGATGATGATTCTGTTGTTCATCGTGCGCATTTCGTACTCGGACAAGACCGACAGCGCAACACTGTCAGCTTGGTTATTCAAGGCAGCGCGCATTTCTTCCACGTACTGGTCAACCAGCTCGTTAGCTTTCTTCTGCATCGATAATATGATGGCGGACATTACGTCGTCTTCAAATGTGGTTGGGTCAGCCATATTATTTACCCTCCGCGATTACTTCATTGAGACGCGCGATAAACGCAGGCCACTGGTCTTCTTCCAAGTAGGTAGCGATAGTCACACCAAACTCGTCAAGCAGCGCGATAACTGTTTCACGACCTTGTGCTTTCATTACCTTTCCGATGAGGGGGCGAACGTCGTCTACGTATGTTAGTGCTGTGGGTGCTGTGGGTGCTGCGTCAACCGCCGCCTGCACTGGTTCGTCTACTTCTTTGGGAGTTTTGGCAGGCTTTTTCTTGGGGGTAGTTTCCTTAGCCACCTCTTCAATATGCGGTGAGTTGTGTTTGATATGCGCCGATGTAGTGCCTGTTATTTTGGCTTCTACGTTGGTGACATCTTGGGCTTGGGTGAGGTGTTTGATTAGTTCGTCTTTAGTTGCGAACTGCATAGTCAATGTGAACATTGTGATATTCTCCTAGTTGTTTCAGTGTTTATGTATTTAAGTGTTTAACAAAAGCACCCTACCAATTAAGGTGCGTCTTGTCAACTACTTATTTTGGTTAGCCTTCAATCGGTCAAGCAAAAGCGAGTATACGTAGAGTGGTATTGGTGTGCGTCCTGTTGACCAATTACTTACTGTTTGCGGGGTGACCGAAAGCTCTTTTGCTAGCCGTACTTGCCATCCGCGGGTACCCCCGTAAAACTCTCGTGCTTTTGAGTTAAACCATGTGTCGTCGTACTTTTCAAATGTCATCTTTATTTATTCTCTTTTGTTGTTTTCAGACAAGCGTTTCATATCGTCCAAAGCTACTGTTTCAGAATCATAAAACTTACTTGGGTTAATACTATATCCACTTGCTTTGTAAATCATCATAGCGGCGAATGGCGTGTTTGTTTTTTCTTCTATCCAGTGAATCATATCTATTTACTTTCCTTTCCTTTGTTGTGTGTTTAGCTAAAGCTTTCTGAGCGTTTTGAAATACCATCCTGCACCTTCGTATTTAAATTCACTCATATTTGTTATCCTCATTTTGTTAGTGTCGGTTTATTCTGGTCTGTTTATTTGTTGCATCAGCATTTCAAGTGCGTGGTTGACCCCGTCAATCTTATTTACGCTCCAGTTGTGGTGTGCTCGTAGGCCTGCATCTACCCGCAGCTGCGCGTTTTGCATCGTTAGTTTTTTAGCGCGCAGGACGAGTGTTTCTTCATCAATCCTTTCTGTTGGTTCAATCCAGCGGCGGTGCGCTATCCTTTCAGGGGCGTTGCGTGGGGGTACTTCAACTCCAGTGCCTTGCTTAAACAGCATAGGACTCTCGTACACGCTGACAACACCTCGGGTATCAATCTCTTTAATCGTAAAAATGCTTTCTAAACGTATCTCGTTAATAACTCGGAGCCGTGTTGACACTCGCATGTTAGGTGTGAAATTCATGTCTCTGCGCATCATAATGTAAACCTTCCTACTTTTTTGTTCACCTGTTTTAGCAACCTTTGCTGCATATCATCAACCAACTCGGCGTCAGCGGTAGGGTTATCTTGTTCGTACTGTATGAGTCGCCCCATCATATCTTGCCAATCTGCGTCCCCTGACGAAGAGAAGATTCTGTTATCTAAATACACTTCCCATATAGTCGCCACCCTCGCCGTAATACGGGGGTCTATCACGTCCTCTTTAATGTATCCCAAAATAGTGACATCGTGCAACGCTACCGTAACCTGCTTAACCACTTGTACATTAAGCTCCGCATCTGCGTACGTGCTACCAAGTACAGGTTGCAGCGCGGCGTTTAGCGCTGTTTGTTCGGACACCACACCACGCACACAGCGGTCATCTACCGGCACGAGGTAGCCAAAACGTGTGACGTTCTCCTCGGTGGGTGCAGGTAAGTCAAAATCAACACGCTCGTCGTCGCACATTACTTTAATGTCGTACTTAGTATTATCTTCGGGCATAAACTCACTAGGTTGATACGTGTTCATATTTTTATTCTTTCGCTACGTTGTCATGTCAGTATAATCGGCGGAGTCCACTGCAAGCTTGTGTACCGCGGCGTATGCTTTTTGCGCTGCCCGCAAGGCGCGCTCATCTCTACCCCAGTCAGCGGTCGTCATTTCATATACGAAATATCCTTTGGACACTTCACAAAAATTTACTTGGTATGTTTTCATACGTACCTCCTAGTTGTTTGTATCGCTAAGTTATATAAGTTAATTATATAAGTGTCAAGTAAAAGTGATAGCACGGTGCTATTAAAAATAAATTGACGTATACTAGTTTACGTGCTTATTCTGTCTGCCTATGACCGAAAAAGCACAAGAATACCGCCCTATTAAACGCTGGATGCGCAAAGCGCGCAAGGCCGAGATACGGGAACTCGCTAAACTTAGTCGGTCATCCGCGGGATACCTAAATCAAATTGCCAACGGGTGGCGCAACCCCTCCCCCGAGTTGGGGGGTAGACTTGCGCGCGCTGCGGAAAGTATCCGTTTGGCTACAGAAGAAAGTAAAATACGTCTGCCTGTGATGACACGTGGAGACCTTGTACCAACGTGCAATGAGTGCCCGTTTTACAAGAAGTGTCGCGAGGCGCAGGCAAAAATGTATCAAGATAAATAAGGAAACACTGTTACATGACTAACACTCGATATGGCGCACTAGAGGCGGACTGGGATAAACTTACCTTGCTAGACGGTTTAACGGCAGACTTGTTGCCAGTGGTGAGTAACCCGCATGTTAAAATATCACCATTGAGTAAGCTGGCGAGTACAGGTAAAACCCCCTCTATTCTTAACAGGCATCGCGAGGTGGCGGGCATTAAAGAGTGGACGCAGAAGTTGGCTACTGAATCCGAAATTGAGGTGTGGCGGGGTGAACAGGACTACGGTATTTGTATTCAAACACGCGTGCTGCGGGCGTTAGATGTGGATGTTGAGAACGAGGATTTAGCGGGAGAGATTAAAACTTTCATCAATGGTTTCGTCGCAAATAAGAGTTGCGATTTTGCAATTCGCTTTCGCGAAAACAGTAGTAAATTTTTAGTCCCCTTCACTGTTTTAGGTGACTCATTGGGTTTGCGCAAGCGCGTCATGCACTTCCCTGACTACGAAAACGGCGGGATGATTGAGTTTTTGGCCACAGGCCAGCAGTTCATTGCCCACGGTATGCACCCAAGTGGCGTGCCGTACGTGTGGACGGGTGAAGATTTTGGGCAGTTGACGCTCGCCGAGTTTGAGGAATTATGGGAGAATTTGGCGGAGCGGTTCGGTGGTGTGGACAAGCGCGGCGACGGTCAAGCGCGTCGTGTTGGTGCGGATATTGTAATGGATGACTACGTGGCACAGCAGTTGGAGTCCGCTGGGATGGTGAAGGGAGTAGACGGCAAGCAGTTGAACATTGTGTGCCCTTTCCATGAAGAGCATACAGGTGAGAGTGGTGAAAGTTCTACGACGTATTTCCCCGCGGGGACGAATGGTTATATGGAGGGGCATTTTCGTTGTCTGCATGGGCATTGTGAGGGGCGAACTGACGCGGAGTTTATGGCAAAGGCAGGTATTGGTGCGCTGCCTGCTGACAAGTTTGAGGTGTTGCCCACAGTGGTGAACGCGCATACAGGTGAGGTTGAGCCTGACTTGCCTAACTTTGACCGTATGCCAAAGACGGGGGTGATTAAGGCCACTATTAGTAATGTTGAGATGGCGTTGTCGCGGGCAGATGTTTGTGGGTTTACTCTATCCCATGATAAATTTTTAGAAGAAATCATCCTTCAACCCTACAGCGGGGAGAAAGCGGAGGATATTGGCGGGGTGGTATGGGATGCGCGTAATGATATGCGGATATTAGAGGATGAGGATTTCACCCGTATTCAACTGCATTTAGAGCGGGTGGTGGGGTTCGCCCCGCTGGGTCGTGAGATGATACGCAACACGATGTATATGGTGGCGCTGAATAATGCGTTTGATAGCTACCAGCGTTACGTTGCTGGATTGGTGTGGGATGGTGTGCCACGGGTGCATAATCTTTTCATTGATTACTTCAAGTGTGAGGAGTGCGCCATTGCTGCGCCACTAGGGGCTTACTTTATGAGTGGGATGGCTGGCCGCGCGCTTGACTTGGGTGTACAGGCTGATATTGCGCCTATCCTGTGTGGTGGGCAAGGGATTGGTAAGACGTCCGCGGTGCGCGCGCTTGCGCCACATATCCAGTTGTTTGGTGAAGTCGGTTTGACGGACGCGGACGAGAAGCGCGCGCGGATGATACGCGGTAAGGCGATTGTGGAGCTGGGGGAGATGCGCGGGCTACACACTGGCGTGCTAGAAGATATTAAATCTTTCATCACGCGGATTATTGACAGCTGGATACCAAAATATAAAGAGCAGTCGCGCAACTACGCCCGCAGGTGTATGTTTATGGGCACATCTAACCACCACGAAATATTGAACGATATGACGGGTTCCCGCCGTTTTGTACCGTTGACGCTAAAAGGACGTAGCAAGGCGACGCGTGACAATGACGATGAGGTAAATAAGGGTGTTGAAGGTGACTGTGAGGGGGACAACATGATAGACGTTGAAGCCTTGAAGCGGGACGCGGAGCAGTTGTTGGCGGAGGGCGCCGCGTTGTACAACGGCACGTGGGTTGGTGCGAATGGTGCGAATGGTGCGAATGTGTCGCGCGAAGGTGTCCAGTGGCGGCAAGTGGTCGCACTACTGAATGAACACAACAAAGGGTTTGAAGCCGTTGACCCATGGGAAGTCATTATTTTACGTTGGCTAAACACAGAGGACGTTGATGGTACTTCCCCGCGGGGGTCAGCCAACGGGTTTTTAGTATCAGATGTGCTGGTGATGGCGTTAGGACACGCGCAAAGCGTGATAAATCACGCATCGGCCAAACGCGTAGGGGAGATACTACGCAAGTTAGGGTTTTCACGTAAAAGAGTGCGCGTTGACGGGGAGCGGCAATACGTGTGGATTGCAGATAGTATTTTGTAGTTTTATGCGAGTTTGTAGTTTTATGCGAGTTTGTAGTTTTATGCGAGTTTGTAGTTTTATGCGAGTTTGTAGTTTTATGCGAGTTGAAAAAGAGTTGAAAAAGAGTTTGTCCCACGTGTCCCACGTCTGTCCCACGTCAAAACGGGTACACGTGGGACAGCACAAGCCTTTGTGGCCGTGGGGGGGAGCGTTTTGTCCCACGTGTCCTATGTCTTTCTCTATAAAAGTAATAGAGTATATATTATATAGAGAGGAGTGGCCACGTAGGAAGGTTGAGGGGTCAAAAGTGCGTGGGACATGGGACAAAATAGCTACAACCCACGGCCACAAAGGCTTGTGCTGTCCCATATGTACCTTTTTTGACGTGGGACAGACGTGGGACACGTGGGACAGAGGTGTGTAAGCCCTCTGAACACGCAAGAATTTACGAGTTTATGCAATAGTGCGTAAAAGTGGCGATTAATAAACCATTAAATATAAATAATGAAAGATATGAGGATGAATGACTTGAATGGCTTGAAAATTGGTGACTTGGTGCGTTACATACGTGTTGACGCAGTGCGAGGGGAGAAAGATCCCGCGGATATGTTCGGACAGGGTGAAGCGCGGTTTAAAGGCGTCGGAGTAGATCACAACGGCCGCGCGCTTGTTTTGTTAGAGAATCAAGATATGAAATCTTTTAACACCCCACTCGCGTGCATCAATCCTACAGATGCGTTTAGCACGCAGTTTAAGCGCATGGTGACTAACGTGAACGAGATTACTAAGTTGGCAAACGAGGAGATGGCCAAGGTTAAGGATAGCGCAGAACAACGGATTGGGGAAGAGGAGAGCGCCATTTTGGGCTTGCCTGTTTGGCCGATATCAGGTACAGTTGAGGAGTAACAGTTCTCCAAAACCGTACAAAAAGCCCTAGTCACGTTCTAGGGCTTTCTTATGTTTGGAACGCTTGTCTGTTTTTACATGCCTAGGTTATTTTTAGTAAGGCATATTTGATTCACCCCGTTAAGGTTCATTGTGTGGCGCTCGTATTCTATGTATCCCTCACCGCGTACAAATACATTTTCCGCGCATTCAGTTACTTCAACGTCGCCTTCAAAGTTGATGGTGTAGATGAAGAAGCGTACAGATATATTTTTGAGGCGCAGTTCTTCGCAACGCTTAGTTGCTTCTTCTTGATTAATAAAGTCCATTGTTTTAGTTCTCCGTTTGTTTATGTGTGGTGGTAACTCACCACAAGGGGCACAGGATGCCCTATGTGCTAGATTATTTGTCTTCGCCTACCCAATACATGAGGAAGGAAGTTAAACGGGCTTTAAATGCGTTGTAACGCGTTTGTTTGTGTAAGGTTGCCCAGGATTGTAGGTGTGTCATTATTTTAACTTTCTTTTGTTGTGGCGTGTTTACGATTTAGGCGCTTGCCACAGTGCGGCGTTGTCCAGTTCTAAAAACTCTTTAATTTCTAGGCTTTTTTCCCAAATTGTTTCGTCTTTTGT